GATGGTTCTTTAAGAGAATTTGGTATAGGTTATAATAAAAAAACAGTTTTTCCTATTTGGTTATTTTCACTAATTTTAGCCATTTTAAGTTATTTATTTGTTCTATACTGTTTAGCTTTACCTAAAATGTTATTTTAATTAAAAATATATAATTATTAGTATATATTTTTTTATTCTTTCATACTTTTCATTTTGCTTTTCTTACCTTTTTCTAGATATTCCCTCTTCATTTCTTCCGTGTTTTTTTCACATTCCATTTCTGCTATAGCATTTTGTGTCATAGTAATAACTAAACCACCAGCCAAAAGATACCAGACACCTTCTGATACTAAATCTTTTAATACAACACTATTATATAAATTAACAAAGGCGTCTAAATAATCTTGATTTCTAGGTTCCAATCTTTCACCTTTATTTTGCTGTTCCTCAAATTCTTTTAATTTCTCATAAGGTACATTCAACAAATCATTGCTACTCATTTTTGAAAAGAATAAATCATAATTACCAGGTGTTATTTCATTAATTAACATTGATTTATCTTGTCCGATTTTAACCAATAAATCATTAATTAAATCATGACTTAATAGAATATTAAAATTCTTTCTTACACCTGTTGGTAAAGAACATGCATAACCTATTGTATTTGCAAAAGGTGCTTTCCAACCAGGCATAGTTGCTAAAATTGCAATTATTAATCCAAATATTAAGAAATTTGGAACTAATGTGTACATTACTACTTTATTTAAATCATATCTCCCACATAAATCTTTCATTAATCTCATAGTGTCAGTCATTTGTAATCCAATTGTAGCAAATAAATATAATCCTAAAAACACCCATTTTAGCATATTAACTCTGTTTCTACTACCAAATTTATCTGATATTAGTTTTCTTGCTACAAAATATACAAATGTTAAAAATATAAATTTTACAATCATATAATTATTGTGCAGAAATTAATTTGTTATAATAGATTTATAATTTATTATAACATGTCCGCCAATTTAATTGAACCTGGTGTTAAATATTTTCTAAAAGAAACTTTAAAAAATTGTAACAAAAAAAGAACAATTTATAATAATAATTTATTTAATTTATATTTATTTCTAGGATTTTCTACTATTTTAGGAATATTTTTATATTATAAATTTAAAACAAAACCAACTTCAAAGGATTTAGAAAAAAAGGAAGAATTAAAAAGAACATATATTATTGGAAAAATAAAAACCTTAAATGAAAAAGCAGCTAGAGAAAGGCAAGAATTAATAACAAATTTACCTAATTTTGAAAGTGATTATGAATTAATGCATAAAAAATTTTAACATATAATTATAAATGGAAGACTTGCCTATTTCTGAAAATCAAAAAAAATATATTTCTTCATTGAAAGAATATTATCAACATAAAACACAATATGAATCTGATTATAAAAAGAAAAAAAAGTCCATACTTAAGAAAAAAGATTTATCTACAACAGAAAAATTATTTAAAATACAAAAAATAAAGATGTCATGTATACAATGTGGTGAAGAAGGTGGAACTTTATTTAAACAAGAAAATAAAGTATTGTCTGCAACTTGTTTAGCAGCAAATTCATGTGATTTAAATATTAACATAAAACTTTCAAATACATTAAATTTAAGAGAAAATATTAATATATATGACAAAATTGTTCAAAAATTAAAAGCTGATGTTGTTGTTACAAAACTTAGTCTAATTTTTGATCTGGAAAGAGAAGATATTGTATCACAAAAATTTAATGCAATTAAGGAAGAATACAAAGAAAATCAAAAAATTTTGGATGTATTTAAAAATATTTTAAATGACAATATTAATTTTATAAAAATAGAAGACCCCGAAACAGATGAATTAAAAAGAATGTTAAGAAGTGATTTTATAGAAAAGAATCAAGAAATATTAAATAAACATTTAAAAAATTTTAATGAAAGAGTTAAATTGTTTGAATCTGACAGTTCTAAAAACTCATTGACAGAAGCTTTAGATATTTATTTAAAAAATATATTACCATTAATAGAATACATTAGACAATATAAATATAATATTACTTACATTGATGTAGAAACTAGTATAGGATTCAATGGGGAATCTTTAGGTGAAAAAATTTATATTAACCAACATACAAATTATATAAGCAACTATTATTATACTCATGAAGAAGGTCAAATTTTAAAACATGATGTTGCTGTTGTTAATAAAAGAAAAAATAAAATAAAAAAAAAACGCAAAAAAGAAAGTGAGTCTTCAGATGACAGTGGTAAAGAAATAGAAAATATAGATGAATTATTTGATGAAGATGAAGTAATGGGAATTTCAGAATTATCAGCTGAACCTAGGTCTCTCGCGGAAAAAGATGAAACATCTGACGGAGAAACTGATAAAGAAGAATTAAGTATAACAGATGCTAGTAAAAGTGGTGAAAAACCAATACTTAAAAAAAAATCTGATGCAAAAAAATTAAGTGACTTAGATGAGTTAGATGAATTTGACCCGGAAATAGATTCTTAGGTTTTTGTAAGTTTCATAGCATCTTTTACACTATATCCCGTCTTTCTAAGCTTATTGTATTTATCACATGTAATATGTGCTTTACTGAACCTTTCCTTTTTCTCTTCATCCTCCCAATTTTCTATAAACTTATCTGCGAATTTAAGGCTTTTCTCAATAGTACGACCAACCCCTTCATCATAAGTCCAATCTTCACTTCCTGTTTCACTCTTAAGTAGAACAATAACCTCTTGAAAACATTTCTCTACTTGAACATACACTTCACTAAATGTTTCCCCTTTAAACATAGGACAATGGTGTCTATCTTTTGGATATTTACTTTTTATAGTATCATTTACCTTTGTCATTAGTGTAATAAAATCACACATAAGCATATTTTTCATTATACCACTTCTCACAAACCAACTACCCTGAAACCAACCCCTAATATAATAATCCCAGTATGGGCCACTATATACTCCACAATTACTTACACCTACTGAAACTTGATAGGAACTGGGTGCATATTCTAGATACTTTCCAGGATTGTTTGGGTCTTTCCTTGTATAGTAAGAACATGTACCATTTCCAATATTGATAAATGCATTTGCCATGGTTGTTTTCTTTGTATTTTGATTTACATACCAAGTATTATATAAATCCAATTCAATTTTTATTTCTAATCTTTCTATATATGATATCAAAATATTTTCATCTACCTACCTTTATAATAAGTTTAGCTATAGGAATATTTATAGTATATATTCAAGCACCTAAACTCACTGCAATTTTTGTATATCCTAATCCAGATAATACAGATAAAATAATTTATAAAGATAGAACAGACACCTGTTATAAATATAGTAGTGAAGAAGTTTCATGTCCTAGCGATATAAATAAATTTAGAGAATATCCAATACAATAATATTTACATAATATAAATGTACTTTAAAAGATTATTACATGGTAGATTTAGCAAATATGTTATTTCAGCTATATTAGGAATTGGGTTAGCAACTTTATTTAGAAAAGCTTGTAATGGTCGCAATTGTTTAGTTTTTAAAGCAGCTCCTATAGAAAAAGTAAAAAATCAAGTATTTAAATACAATGACAAATGTTATAAATTTACTCCTCATCCTGGTACATGTGATACAAGTAAAAAAATCGTAGAAATTGCGTAATTAAATAATTCTTGATATATTTGTTAGTATTATATGACAACAAATATTTCGGATTTACCAGGCGGTAATGCAAACGTACCAAATATTCAATTACACACTAAAGAAAAACAGGGTGGAAGTAAAGTACCATTATCATCAATTAACGAAATGGTTAATGGTCTTCAAAAAGCTGCAACTAATAATATGACTGGTTTACCACCTAGAGATGTTCCACATGACCCAGAACGTATAACAAGAGACCCACAAATACAACCTAACTATGTTCCACCACCTCTACATGAGAATTATATTGAAGATGAAATGGAATATGAAGAAATGATGAGACGTAAACAAAATAATCATATAGAAATAGAACAAATTGATACTATTTATGATGAAATTCAACAACCTGTTATTGTTTCTATACTTTTCTTCCTTTTCCAATTACCTTTTTTTAATAAAACCTTACTTAAATTTGTACCTACCTTATTTAAAGCTGATGGACATCCTAAATTTACAGGTTATTTGTTAAAAACACTTTTATTTGGTGTCACTATTTTCTTAGTAAATAAATCATTTGACATGGTTAGTGAATTCTAAATGGTAATATATAACTTAAACTAAATACTGGTGCCTGAGTAAATGTCTGAATTAAACTATCAAATAATGCTGGTCTATTACCTTCAATCGCATGTCCTACAAATTGCATTACCCATGCAAATATAAATACACATAAACTTTGATACATATAATTTTTTTTTAACCGCCAAATATATGCTGTTATAAATATTGTAAAAAAATAAAAGAACATTATTATAAATGTTAAAAAACTATGATATAAGTAATAACATAACATTAAAAGCATAAGTATTTCAGATAACTCTAATTTTACAGTACCAATTAATACTTTTACTTTTGATAATAAATTACAAGTAGTTAAAACAATTAAAGGAATGCATATTACATGTATAATTTTATTAATAGGATGAGTATGGTAGTCTTCATAATTCATTTAAATAAAAATTAATTTTTTTATTTAAATATTTTACTTATAATTATTAGGTTAATCTATTTTACCAATTATAACTTCAATACTTCTATCATTAGTAGTATATTTTCTATTTATATATTTCCATTTACCATTAGTTGGTGCAAAAATTATAGGATCAAAAATCATAAGATTAGGGTCATTTTCCCAATATACTAATACTTTTACATTTTTATCTTTACTTTGATTTAAACCTGTACTGGCTATATCTTTTATTTGTTCTTCTGTTGGAGGCCACATATTATACATATTTTGACTACATTTTTTTATATCTTTTTAATAGTTACTTTTGCTTGGTCGCAAAAATAACTTACTAATTCATCATTTTTATAATCATTTATATATTTAATTTCTTTAATACCAGATGCTAATAATAACCTACAACATATAATACACGGATAGTGAGTTACATATACTGTTGCACCCATACAACTTACACCACGTTTTGCACAATCACATAATGCGTTTTGTTCTGCATGAACTGTCGCTTGTTCATGATTATTGCGAACTTTTGAAATATGAGGACAACCCGGTAAAAATCCATTATATCCTTGACTTACTATTCTATTATCTTTAACCAACAAACACCCCACTTGTAGGCGCTCACAAGAACTTCGTTCTTTAGTAGCTAAAACAATTTTCTTAAAATATTCATCCCATGTTGGTCGTTGCATTTTAAAATAATTATAAAAATTATTTTAAATCCTAAAAAATATAAATAAATATTATAAAGAATTACTATCTTTATAATTTAATGGATAATGCAAATTTTTGGTTATGGACATTATTATTTGCACTTTTATTTTATTTTATATGTAAAGCTTATTGTATTTGTTATAATACACGCAATGATGACCTAATATATGTTCACTTGGCACCAAGTGAAAATAAAAACATATATTCCATACAATCAAATAAAATTGATTCATAAAACACATAAAAACTATATTGTATTTAATAATAACAAAAATGGAGAACTTTCAACTTTTTCGTAAAAATGGAAGAATTATGAAGCCAAAAGAACAAAGGACAGGAAGAATTTTATTTTGGGATAGACAAGGTGATGGTATTACTAATAGACCACATATATGTATACTTAATAGAAATACATATATATGGAAGGATTTACGTGAATTATCTGGGCCAAGATTTCAAGGAATTAGGGAGAAAATCAGTGATAATTTGACCGAAATGTATAAAGTTCTAAGAAGGGAAGTAAATAGTCATAATCTAACAAAAAGAAAATTAAATACTTCACATCATATAAATAGCGAAATGTTTGCTTATATGTTTAACAAAATGAATCCTATTGATAGACAAAAATTTATCCAAAATTTTCCAGACCAAAAAGAAAGAATATCTAATATTATGTGTCAAGTTTGTAGTGATGTAACATCAAAACCGTTTGTAAAATGTAGACATGAAAGCTGTAGTAAAATGTGTCAAAACTGTTCACATAATTGGAAAAAGGGTTCGTCAATTAAAAATGGAATGTTTGTATTTGGACATTTGTCATGTAATAAAGATACTTGTCCTGCGTGTAAACAAAGTCAATTATATGAATGTCCAATTTGTTATGATAATTGTAAAAAAGAACACACAATGTTTTCAGATAATTGTGACCATTATATTTGTAAAAACTGTTTTTGCAATTCATTTAATTCTAATCCAATTGTAGATTGTCCAATGTGTAGAAAACAATTCAGAAAAACACTATCCAAGACAACATATAATGATGGAGTACCAGAGGAACCAATTATTGTTTAAGGAATTTAAAATTGAATTATTACTTATATTTTTTTTTAAATTAAAAATGAGTAGTCTAATGGAAAAAATGCATCAAGCAAAAAAAAAATGGAGGAAAAATATATCAAAAGGTAAATCAAGAAAAACTAGAAATAAGGAGCCACCTAAGGAATCTTGGTCTATTACAATATGTGAAAGTGGTGAAAATCATACTGGAATGGAAATCTTAGGTGAAAAAGCAACAGAAGGAATGAGTTGTAAACTATTGAAAGAAGCTAAAAAAAAAGCTGAAGCAGATGGATATGACTGTGAATATTTCGATTTAAAAGAACTTGGGTTAAGTGAGGATAAAGAAAGATATGAAAAAGCTAATGAAGCGGGTGTTTTAGTTATTAGGGATGTATTGTGTAAATTTGGTGCTACAAAAGAAGGTTTAAAAGAAGAAATGAAAAATATTGATTGTGATAAAAAATATTGGGATGTTAGAAGAAGTAAGGTTTTAAACAAAAATGCTAGACATAATGTGTGTTTTGATTATAGGGAACAGGAACCTGATATTGCAAATAAGAAAGGTAGAATTGTTAATATTAATAGTTTGAATAATTTGAAATTAGTGATTAGTAATTTGCATTTATATTTTGGAGATAAAGCCAGGGGTTTAATTGCGGAGTTGAATCATTATTATGATGTCAAGAAATGTGGTATTGGGTTTCATGGTGATACTGAGCGAAGAATTGTAATGTGTGTTAGATTAGGTGAAAGTTTTCCATTGCATTATTATTGGTATGAAAATAGTAAAAGAGTAGGACAAAGAATTACGTTACCAATTCTTAATGAAGGCGATATGTATATTATGAGTGATAAAGCGGTTGGATATGATTGGAAATTGAGAAAGAATAATAGATTAACATTGAGACATAGTGCTGGTTGTGCCAAGTTTACTAAGTAAACATGTATAAAATTGAAAGTAAAAAATTTTATTGTATATTTCAACAAAAAATGTATTTCCCACCTCTATGCTGGGAAATTATAGTTGACTTCCTCCCTATGTGGAGAAGTTTACATAGGAAAAGGTTACGTCAATGTTTTGAAATAAGAGAAAAAAAATATAAAGAATATGGTTGGTTCTGGTGTTCAAGAAATTTTATTGGTATAAAGGCATTAAAAGATGGTATCTGGTGTTCTAAAATTTTAGATATTCCCAATTTAGTATGTAGGGTTATTTCAAGAGAAAAAAACCAAGCACTCTCAAATCCTTGGACAACGAAATGGCCACGGACTTGGTGTGGGCCATTTAAAACCCATATACATTATGAATCTATGAATACCGAAGAAATTCTAGAATATTTGAACAAAGAAAACAAAAGCACACATAAAATAAGGAGATTACGGAAATTTTACTGGTGAAGTACTAACTGTATCAATGGTATACAAAGTTTGCAAGAATTTAGTGAGAGGAGATGCTACTTGATTCAG